CAGTTTCCAGCGGGAATTCTCTATCCACTCTCCTTTACCTGAACCGAAGATAGATTTATTTGGATATTTTTCACGCAAAAAAGCTATTTTGTCATTATCGTAAACGTCGAAGTTCACAATGCAGTCTGCCCAGTCTGCCCATTTAAAGAAGCTCTTTTCCTTTTCTAAGTACTCGAAGTTACGTCCCGGCTCATAGTCACTTGAGCACGGCTCTGAACGTTCCCATTTGGAATAGTATTTAACCTCGTTCTTGCCTTTATCAGCAAGACCGTTAGCTTGTTCTACGAAGATGCCTTGGTCTAAAATAAGGTATTTCATTATTCGTATCCAAATCTCTTTTTTCCACCGACACCGGCCGAACCACGCTCACTAAACTGAATTCTTTTTGCTAAATTGTAGTTATTTGGACCCTGAGCGATTTGTTTAATCCAAGGCATTTCCTGAATTGCTTTTTTCAAGTCACTTTCACTTAAATTCATAAGCCATTGAGCAGAACGAGTCTTTGCAGCCGGAGAATCCATGAGTTTCTTAATTCCGTATACACCTAAACCACCAACTGCTTCGTGCATGTTTCCAGTTAGAGCGCCATACAAAGCAGTAAGTAAACTTCCTTTTTCAAAGAGACCGCTTGCCAAATCTGACTTTTGAAGCATATTAGAACGCTTGGAAATCGCCACGTCAGCGGTAATTAAGTTTGCTAAACGTTCGTTTTCTGCTTTAATTCCTGGAATAGTCGTCTCAAGCTTGGTCTTTACAGAGTGATAGGCTTGTTTTAGCGCTTTATTCGCTGTTTCGTCATCTGTCCCCTCTTTAGTCCACTTCGCTACATCTCCTATATCTCTTTTTAACTGCACAGCTTCTTCTGGTCGCAATTTACTCAAATCTCGGTTCTGTAATAAGTCCGATTTAGCATTTTCTAAACGAGTAATGAGTTCCTCATAGGTTTTAGGTAGACGCTTCGCTCTTGCAATCGCCTCATCAATTGGTTTAAGCATGTCTGAGTAGTCAGCAGTGCCACCGAGTGATTTAGCAAGACCAATTCTTTGTTTTAGTTTATTTGAAGCATCTTCGAGAGCTGTTTTTACCTTTGTTCCTAAATCTTCCATATTATTTGCAGTGATTTTCTCCCTTACAACCTGAACGCCTGGATTTTTACCAAAGTTAAATGCCTTCTGAGCTGGTTTGATAAGGGAGTTAATCATGCGTCCTGCTTCGTATCCGGTCAACTTCCCTATTCCTTGCGTTACTCCTTTACCAATTTTCAGCGCTCCTTTTAAGAGTGGTTCTGCAAGGTAATTAGCAGGTGTTGACATGATATCAGCACCCTGACCTGTTAATACACGTTGCATGGCCCTGTCTTTAACATCCGGTACATTAGCGTCAAATGGCTTTGTCGCTGCTGTTTTATCGAATTGAGGCGTTTGCGTGCTCTCAGATGCCATTTGCTCCATTGATTTCCCAGTAGATGATTCCATTGCAGGCTGTAAAACTGCTCGTGCTGCAGTCTTAAAAGGATGCTGTTGGAAATCAGTCGCAGTAATACGATTATCCTGCTGGAAAGGAACTAATTTAATACTCTTTGGATTATTTTCAAGAGTATCGTATTCTTGTTCTAAAGGGACAAGTTTCATTGAGCAACCGTGAATTTTTGACCGTTAACTGTAACTACATCGCCTAACTTTACTTTGCCTTTGCTATAAGCCTTTTCAACATCTGCTTCTGAATTAAAAGAGGTATTTGACATTTTATCGATATCATCAGCACCTTTATACTGTTGTTCTTCTGCAATTGGCTCACCTTTTAAATTCTGCTGCATATCATTGATTTGGTCTAACATGTCTTGCCGTTCTTTTGCCAGGCTCACCATGCGGTTTTGAGTTGAAACACGAGTGAAATTAGCCATTTTCTTAAACGTGTCTTGAGAATCAGTTGCTTGTAAGAGGTCTTTAAAATGCTCACGGGCAGAGTCTGTCACTGCCGCACCTGTTGTCTGTCCTGTTTCAACACGAGCTGCATCTATTGAAGCTAATTTAGCTGAAAAGATAAAATTCTTAATATCCCCAGAAAGTCCCGGCGTTTGTTTTAAATCAGTATTCCAAAGGTAATCTACTTTATTAAGTATTGGATATTGTGTTCTGTTAATTTTATTAGATAATTGTTCTGCAATATTAAGTTGAGCATCTACGTTTTTAGCGGCTTGTCCCGTAATCGCTTGCATGTGTCCAATCGCCATTAGCCCCTGCTTAGGTCCGAACATGCCATTTTCAAACATCGCTTCATTAAATTGGGGGTTAATTTGTTTAGCTTTGGTATAGTACGCCAGTCTGTTCGCCATTGCGTCCCCAGACATGCCCCTCATCATGCTTTCAAAGAAGGGTATAGTCATTTTCCCATAAGCTAAGTCTTTCGCCGTTTCGTATGAAGGGTCGCCAGAGCTTGATTTCATGATTTGACTAACGGCCATTTTAGATTCTTTTTGCTTTTCATAAGATTTATAATCAGGGTTTAATTGCTGTGAAATACTAACTTCAGGTTTCATTCCATTAAATTTAATAGTCGGCTTCGTAACCATCTGTGAAGGAACTGACTCTAAATCTCCGCCTACTGTTGAATGCTGTATAGGTCCAGTCGTTGCTGTTGAACCTGCATTTGCGCCAAGCATACCAGAATCAGACAGGGCTTTCATTTGCATTTTGAGAGCATTGGCTGACTGCTGTGCCTGCATTTCTGGTGTCACTTGCTGATAATTCGCACCCATGACGTTCATTGTCGGGCCGCCGACTTGGGGGCCGAGAAGGTTCTGTTTTATCCTCGTCATTAATCCGGGCTGTGGAGTGCCTTGCGGGGCAGGCTGGTATTGACCGGATTGAATGGCTTGCATGGCTAAGGCGAGTTTTTGTTGTTTTTGTTTTTCAAGAGCGTTATTTATAGAATTTATTATTAAAGACGCTCCCGACGGTGAACCTATATTACCTAAATATTGAGACATAAATTACCTCACATAGAAGAAGCCATTAATCCAGGCATACCATTAAGAGTTTGTTGATAATACCCTTGTTGGCTAGAACTACTCCCTTGTTGGCTAGAACTACTCCCTAACCCATTTGCAACCATTCCAATAATATCCGCTGTAGTTTGAAATTTACTTTGAGGAGTATAAAAAGAATTGTCAATATTCTGGAATTGAGGCGGTTGCGATAAAGAAGAAATCTGTTGCAACGCCTGCATCGGGTCTGTAAATCCCATTAATTGATTCTGTCCCATTAATGATTGGCTTAACTGTTGAGCCATGTTTAATTCATCAACTCCAACTTCGCTTGACAGAGCCCCTCTATTTGTCGCTAATTGAGCTTGTAAATTGTTATTAGCACCCATACCCAAACCTGACGAGTAAATCCCTTCTTGTTGTAATTGGGCGTTTTGTGCGGCCTGCGCTTGGTTAGCTTGGGTATCAAAAGCACCTAAAAGATTTTTTTGTAAGGAAGTAAACGGGCCTCCCTGACCGGACACATCACCTTCCAAAGCTCCGTAGGTCTGTTGGAATAGCGGGTCCATGTTTCCTAACGTAGTCGTAGGAGATTGACCAAAATTAGAATTGTAAAAATTTTGTAACGAAGGAACCGACTGAAGGGCCGTTTGATAGTTCTGTAACCCTAAATTTGCCGCCGCCGTTTTTTGTGCGCCTAACGGGTCAGTGATTGTGTTGAGTTTTGGACCGCCCATAATTCCGCCTTAGTTAGGCGGTCGAGCCGCTCTTTTTTAAATATTTTTACAGGTTTAAATGTACTTCCTTCTTTAAGTTTCCTTAAAGCAATTCCAGCGTATTCTTTGCAATCTTTTGTGAACTCAAAAAACTTTCTTTCCAAGATTTTTACTACCCAAGAATTCCTGTGTTTTTTTTCAATCCATACATTAAAAACCACCGCCACATCACCTTTCAGGGAATCTTCTTCCGTCGCTGAAAATGGCCTGTCTAGAACCATCCTTCCAAACTGCTCAGGTGTTACTTTTAAAACCTCGACATAACCTAATAACTTTCCATCTTCAACTTCGGTGATAATGTTCCCCCTGCTTATAAGAATCCTGTGGTAAGCGTCAATTTCATACTTCGGAAGTTTATCTGTAATCCAGAGATGATCGTTTAAATAAATCAAATATAGTTGGTCAATAATAGTCATGGCAAAGTCGCATTAACTGTTTGATTCTTTATTGATGATTTAGCCGTATTTAATGTGGTTAAATTAGAATTTTCCGACGTTACTTCTTCATTATTCAATATTCCCTGTTGTTGAAGGTCTGCTATCGCTAATGCTCTTATGTCTTGCTGTATCAACGTTTCTTGCTGTTGCTGTGCTATAACATTAGGGTCAACCCAAAGAGGATAAGCGCTTAAAGCCGCAAAGTTAGCAACCTCGGTATAAGTTTCACCCGCTGGAATGCAGACCGTAGAGCCAGGATTATATTGAGGCTGTAAAATAATATGTCCGTTGCTATCAGTTATGTATCCAAAACCAGTAACCACTTTGACATTGTTGCAGTTTTGGGCAAATACCAAAGTCGGACAAATTAGTAATAAAATAGTAATTAAGAATTTCATAAAGCCTCCTTAGCTTCCTAATGGTATAAAGTACATTGCCGTAATAGCGGTCCCATCAAAGCATTTATAATAATCATTTTTCTTTACTACAGAACTGCAACCACCAAAATAAGTACCATTCGTTGATACGTTTTCACATCTTATAGTTGTTGGATTTGTATTAGAGTCTGTGATAGATTCTACTAAATCTCCACTCACGGTAGCAGTTCCTAAGCAGTAAAATACTCCATCTGTTGAAGCTTGAAACGGGCCCCATGTTGCGCCAGTACCAGATTTTGTTTGCCAAGAACCTAATATTGCGGAAACATTAGAATTCCCAAAAACAGGAAAAACCCAATTTTGATTTCCGTTTAAAAAAGTTGTGGAGTTTGCCGTCCCTGTTCCTAAATTAGCAGTAGGAACTTCTCCCGCGCTTGAATTAATATTACCTAATTGAATTAGTGAAGAACCATAAACATCTCCGTAAGTATAAATACCGTTAACAGAGTCAATTTTTGAATTAGTTACTGCGCCATTAGCGATAGCGGAAGTTGTTACCCCTGCCGTTGCTATGTTTGTTGACCCATCAATGTTATTATTATTCGCCCATTGAGCGATTGCCTGCATATCGGCGTTCCAGTCGCCTGATTTAATCGTTCCGCCCGGTTGTTCGTTCTGGTAAGGAATATTTAAGGCAGTGGCTCCCGCAAGGGAGGCCCATCCTGCCAATATTAACGTAAGAATAAATTTTTTCATTATCCCAACCCCCTTGTAATCTGTAACGGTCGTTCCATGAATAAAATCTTTAAAATATTGACCGGAACATCTGAATTTGAACCATGAAAATTTACTGATACTGACTTGCAAAGCTGGTTAATAGCCAATGACGCTTCAACAAAGCTTCCCGTAACTATCGGAAAAGTTGAGGTATCCCAAACTCCCGTCCCATCAAACGTCGGCCCCGTTAATGTCCCTTGTGAAATAACCTGATTTAATAAAACAGCTATCGGGTTCTGGTCTAAAAGGATATCCGCATACATTGTGTAATTGCCCTGACTCGCAATATAGGCAAATAAAGAATCAAGTTTTTTCCGGTATTGCAAGCCCTCAAATGCCTGCCAGGGTATCTGAAAGTTCCAATTTATAGCAGAGCCGTCATCGTTATAGCCCTGATCGTGCCAGTAAGCATATCCGTTATAATTTCCAGAATATAGACGTTCTTGACCATTAACTGTACGCCTACAACAGCAGTTTCCTTGAAGCGTTCCGGGTCCCCACCATGACCTTGTTTTAACGTGATAATCAATGTGCATATTGTTTATGTTTGAGTACGGAGCGGAAAAGAAATACCTAACTATATCAAGGTTAGGATAGTAAGCCCCACAAACGAACTGTAGGCGGGCGGGATTTACCATATTTCTAAAGAAATTTTTCATCCGGGGATTTTTTGTTTTAGGATGATCAGTTGCCGAAACTATCTGATTTCCCAAAAGCATATAAATATCGTTAGTGTCCCACCACATAAGGTTTCCGCCCGGAAGATAAACAATAGACGCTTGCGAGCAACACCCTGCCCCATCGGCAAAGAGATATTTATAAAACGGCGGAGTAGTGCCGGAGTTTTCCACCATCGAGATTGATTTGTTCTTAAATACAATGAGCGTTTCAAACATTCCCCGGGCAATACCAGTAACAGCGCCACCGGCCCCTTCATCAAAATTGATGTAGTTGAGTCCTGTAAGTGCGTCCGTTGTTCCTGTGTAATCCTGACCGTTGCTTAAAGCAGAGAAAAAAACAACTGTAGGGCTTGCGTTATTCCCACCTGCCCACATACGCTCCCCCCAAGAACAAAGAATTGTCCCGCCGCCCGTGGGAGGGTTAGAAATTAGTGCCCCGTTTCCAGTGCGGGGCCAATACCACATCCCGTCAAGCGAAGTGTCCGCTCCGTAAGCCGTTCCGTTTAAAGCGTCCATTGAAACGATGTTGTTCTGGCTGTTCGTTAATGTCAAAGAGCCGGTAATGTCGCTCCAAGTCCCGTCGGGTGAGTTGTTATAAATTTTTGAACCATTTGCCGCTAAAAAATACTCCGCGCCAAACCATGTATAAGACAACATTCCAGTAAAGGCGGAAGATAGCTGTACTGTGTTGTGTTTTATAATTCCCTGTCTTTGGGAAATTCCGCCCACGTTTAAAGATGGTAAGACGTTTGAACCCGCGATAATACATTCTTGGGGGACATCAAAGGGAGTGGAATCGAAGTCAACGCCTCCGACTAAGTCGTTTAATGGGACTACTGAAACATTGCGTTTTGCCATTTATGACACCATAACCCATCCCGTAGTTGCTACTTTGGTCGCAACGTAAACCTGATGATTAGTAATATCTACATACTGCTGTCCAATTTGCGTCGGTAAAACCTTCGGCGCACCGCTTCCCGTTATCGTGGGGATAATCTTCGTGTAAATGTCCTTCAAGTACGAAGCTAAACGAGCTTGGCCTTGTGGTGTATGTAAATCTTGAAGTTGAATTGGAGCCCTAATCATGGCTTAAATCCCATTTTTTATCTGCGTTATAAAACTCGACCTGAAACATTCCATACAAAACAATAAATATCCAAAGGCAATCTGGAAAATGAAACGGGCTGTGGAAACATGAAACCGAAAAAAACAAAATGAATGAGAATAAATAAGGCGCTTCGTAATAAACATTCTTGATTTTTTTCTTTAACTGCCATGCCCAAACCCCCAAAATAGCTAATAACGAAATTCCGCCCTCGAAAAACGCTTGCAAGGGCTCGTTATGCAATTCAAGCCAGCTATTGGCGGGATATTGAGGGAAGATGCTATTAGCCATTGACGAATAACCCCCAATCCCAAACCCATCTAAAGCCCTTTCCCAAGTCAACTTAAATATAGGAATCCAAAATTGTAATCTTAATGAGAATTTATGATGAAGATGATCCATCGCACAATGTCTTAACGGCGTTACAAATAAAAAAGATGAAATAAAAAAAACCAAAACAAACCATATCCACCATTCTTTCCTGAAAAACCAAAGAACACATAGACCTAACCCAAGCCACACCGAATATTCATTGCTTGCCACCAATCCCGCAAAGAGCGGAAGACACAAAATTTTTTTCCAGCCCCACGCAAAAAATAGTGCAACAACAGACAGCAAAGCAAAATGAGCTGGATACACCATGAAACCAGTAGGCAAATGACCAGTGTCCTGAACTTGAAATGGTGCATTAATGCCAATTCTTTCGAGAAAATAAGACCCGCAATTAAGAAGGGCATAAATCACCAAACCTTTCTTTAATTTTTCAACCATATCTAGGCTTATTCCATTTTCAATTAAATAAATCCCCGTAATTGAAAAAAATACAATCATTATGGCCAACTTCGTATTCCCGCCGGTTCCGTGGGTAAATAAATTAACCATGCAATAAGTCAAGAACAAAGCCGGACACCAATCATTTATTTTTCTAACCTGTCCAAAAACAAAATACGCGCCAACCAAAAAAGTAATGAACAGTTCAAAACATTCATACTTCATCTGTACAGTTTCATGGTTAGGCCAATAAAATCCGCTGACAAAAAAAAGAGAAAACATTATTAGCCAATCAAAAATTTTATGCCGGTTTATACCCGCGCTCTCCGTACTGTCTTCCATAAACCCCCAAAGGATCATCTGGTTCAAGTTGACCGTCTTTTGACGCCTGCTTAATAATCCACGCTTCTATTTCCTTCATGTCGTTGTCATAATCAGCCTTGTAAACAGCCATTAAATCAGTATCCGCTTGAATCTTCGCTGTTTCATAAATACCGCCATTGTATAAAACATTCTGCAAGCTATAAGGAATTGCGGGAACGTCCGTGTCATTGACTAGTTTTACAAGCTGTTGCCAATAACTATAATAAAGTTTTCCTCCCGATTGAGAAACCCATGCTGTGCTAGGTCCTTCCCATATCTGCATGATGTTATTTCCTGAATTATTTGGAAGTAAAACTCTGTAAACTAATGGCTGGCCCTGAGTATTGGAATCAGTATTTAGTAACCACTCCTGATCGTCCGTTATTTGATCTAACATCCAATTTTCAGAAGACTCGTCAATCCACCAAACATTCTCAATCCTGTCAACATCATTGGCTATGGTAATTTGCTGAACACCCGCGCCAACGAGAGGCGTTACAAAAACATCATTATTGCTTCCAACTAGTTTTTGTGGGAATTTAAAACGACGGGACAAAGCAAGAATAACAGTATTTATTCCTAGCTTTGAGTTTGCTATGCCATTTGATGAGACGTCTTGACAAACCGTCGCTACGTTATTGTAGGTAATGCTGAATTGATCTGGTGCGTTGGCCCCCATAACCACCTCACGTTGCGCTCAAACGGTATGCTTGCGTTCCGGAATTACTTTTTAAAAATATCCCTATCAGAGTTGTGGTAGGCCATGCATACGGTTCGCCAGGATTAAGCCTCATTTTTATATGAACACCGTCATCTGAAACATGAATAACGTCCGTGTTTGCTCTATCGGCAATAATATTTATTAATTTCTGAGGCGCAAACCCAAACGGGAACCACGTCCAAGACGTGCCAACTGTGCTGTCTGACAAGTAGGACGGCTGGCCCATTTAAACCCCTTTGATAACATCTGACAAATCGGATAATTTCCCCTGTAGAGAAAATCCCCATTCTTGAATTTTTTTAAGCAATTCTGTTTTTTTATCTTCTAAGGCGTTTATTCGATTGTTCAACTCTTGAACATTGTCTTCGTATTTTTTCACATTATTATCATGGTTCTCTTCGTGTATCCTAAGAGCCATGTCCCGGGAATCTAAAATATCAGTTCTTGCTTTTTTACTAGTTTCAAAATCATCGTTCTTTAACTTGATTGTTGCGTCTAAACCGTCAACGACTGATTGCTTAGACGAGATCTCATCAATCAATTCCTGATGTTTTTTGTTTAAATTATCAATGCTTACCTTTAAGGAATCTTCCTGACCGGATAAGGCACGGATAATATTTTGCCTTCTAATTACTTCTTTATTAAATTCATCCTGCATCTTATCAAAATCAGACATACCTTCTCCTTTATTGATAATTCAAAAACCCGTAACCATTCGACACTGTAACAACAATTCCCGTCGTGGTTGCCAATGCTCCGCCGCCAAAACTGGTACTTTCCGAATTTCCAGAGGTTGCCGCCGCCACTTCATAAATTATATTTGCCTGTGCGGTTTCATTGGAAGCATTAGTGTCATAAACAGTCAATAAGGCATTGTTCGATGTTGCGTATACGGTCATGCCATAAATTAACCCTGGGCTTGCCTTAACGAGCATGGCTGTACCAGTTTCAAGATAGGATGAATAGCCATACCCTTTAACTGGTATCCCTGCCCCCGCAAAAGCGGGGGACAGGGACAACCACATCGTTAAGAGAACCAGTACAATAACTGCCATTCTCTTAAACATACTCTCTCCTTATTACGGATATTGAATGGTGTACACAATAAACCCACCACCAAGACCAGCTTGGGCCGCTTCCAATCCTAACGTCGTTCTAATGGGCGTTTGGGAAAGGTCGAAGAACGAAGCTGTATTGGCCGCAACACTAGCCTCAAAAACTGTATTTGTAATCCCAGGCTGAGGAACGCCAGCTTCAAAATATGGCGACGTAGCCGTTGCGCTTGTATCATACAGCTCCACCTGATTGGCGGTCCCACCTGCTACAACCATGACTCCCGTAATAACAGCAGGAGTTCCGCTTATGGTTTGTATGCCCGTAGCAGTAAAAAAGCCACCGGTTGCTTTTTGATAATTCGTTACGATCTTGCCGTTGTTATTGACTTCAACATAGGCAAAACTAACCCCTGCCAATCCAATAACAAGCAAGGTTGTTAAAATGAATGATAATAATTTTTTCATTTTATTGTCCCTCACTTTCTTATATTAAGCTGTTCGGGTTAGGTGAATATGTGTTCATTAACACAAAGTTAGGTGTCAATGTACCCGCAGAGTTTTGAATTACGCTCTGTCCGTAATAAGCCATGATGCCGATGCCTTGCTCATACCCATAATCACGAACATCAGTGATCCTGGTAGGAAGCATGCCCCATGCTCTTGCGGCAATTTCAGCACCGAAGAAAATGGCGCGGCCCAGGTTATTGGCTGTAATCAAAGCACCAACGTTATGGGCGGCTCCGGTAGTACCATTCTGAGCACGAGTAATGCTCGTGGTGCCTAATTGAGTGTTGGAAGTTCCAACATAGGCAATCTGCTCACCGTCAATCAGCAAAGTCCCGCTTGATGGGAAAAACTTTGTATAATTTACATTGGTGTTGGAACCAACCGAGATCGGAGTTGTGCTTCCAGAGGTTAAAGCAACTGTTAGCCCCGCTTCCGGTCTCAGGTATGAACCATAACGACCGCTGTATTTTACAGAGGTATGGGTATAAACATAAACCCCGTTATAGCTCCCTAAACAACCAGTAAAGATTTTGTTATCGTCGCCCCTGAATCCGGCATCTTTCTGGTTTGTATTCCAAATACTGTCTAGTTTGAGGTTATACTCATCAATTTCTGAGATAACCACCCCGTACCAGTCAATTTCCTGCTTACCATCAACAATGGTACGGATAGGCAAAGCACCCTGTCTTTGCAAAGCCGCCTTACCTCTCATAATTTCCTGGACTCCGAAGGTTGTAGCCGGCCCCAACGTAGAAATACTTGTGGCCGCTCCGGCATACAGCTGAGAACCGACTGCCGAATTCACAATCGAGCTAAATAAATCCTCATCTGTTCTTCGTGCAATCCAGGTTGAAAGCAAATCACCGATAGCCATGATAATATCGAAGTTGATCTGCTTTTTGGCACGCCAGTTTACTGCAACCGCATTTCTCAAGGTATTAGGCGTAATTGAAATCTGACCAAGAGTAATGGTTTCCTCATTTCCTTCCAATGTAGTATCGCCAGTCTGCCCCTCTTGCAGGAGTTGGCTGGTAATCTGAATATTCACGGCACTCCCGGGAGTGTTTGTGAAATCCATACGCTCGATAATAGGCTGATCGGATCCTTCTTTTCCGACAAACTTTCCCCAAAACGCTTTTCTAGCCGAATCCATGCGTATTTTCGGCTCCCATTGCGTAGGGATAGCATTAGCTAGTATCGCTGGCGTCAAATCATTTAAAAATGGGCCCCCCATAAACTATCCTTTCTCGTCCGCTATTCATTTAATCCGTTGTCTTCTTGTCGCTTTTTAAAATCAGCTTCCATAGATTCACGGATTTCATCGTCGGACATTTCGTTAATAGGTTTCTCGTCTTCTTTAGTGGCGGCAGGGGCGCGTCTTCCTTTGCCCTCAACCATCACGTTTTGCTTCTTGTTTTTGACCTCTTCCTTGTTAGCCTTTTCAAGACGTTCTTTCTCTTCGCGGAGTTCTTCTGCGGCTTCCAAAGTTGCTAACCAGTCGGCGTTAGGAGGAATATAATACGTTTTCCTGTCTTTCGACCATTCTGTGTATTTTTCCCGCACGATTTTGTCGGCTCTTTTGTAAAGCTCACTGTCCTTTTTATTAAGTTCAGGGAACTTGGACGTGGCTTTTTGAAAATAAGAGTTGCGTTTCGTCCAGTAATCATTCTTCTGGTACTCTTCAAGAAGGGCTTGGCGCTTGGCTTTGTTGACCACTTTCTGAATCACCCTGAGTTGATTGTCATCAAAATAGAGTTTTTCTTCTTCGGTTAACTCGTCAGGGTCTTCTTCTTTTTTGGTTTCCTGACGGCTACGCCTTAACTCTTCGTTTTCTTGACGTAAACGTGCTTTTTCCGATTCTAATTCTGCCGCTTTGTCTGTAACTTCCTTGAAACGCTTACGAGGAACAGGAGGCTCATCGCCTTCTTCATCTTCCTTCACGGATTCTGTTTTATCGTCACCAGCCGACGTGTCCGTAGCGGTATCTTCTTTGGATGACGAGTCCTTAGTGTCACCGCCAAGCTCTTCGACCTCTTCCGAAGCCGACATTTTTTCGTCAAAGTCTTTCTTCATTGCTTCTTCTGAAAAATCTTGTTTGGTCTTTTGTTCTTTTCCCATAACCATTTGATTCTCCTTGTGAGGTTGTTTTTCGTGGTTACTTGTCCACGCACGTTAATAAAAAAGCCCTGTGTTCACTACCCATCTCCCAATGAGTAGTTACTTACAGGGCTTTATAGCCTCTAAAAAACTTCTGCGCTCTAAGGCACTAAGACTATCTTTTTACATTTACCGCATTTCACCTCTATAAATTTCATTCCCGATAAACAGTTTAAAATCTTAAACAAGAGTTTATTGCAACAAGGACACCTTATTTCAATTTTTTTATCTGTTTCCAATGATCCTCGCAAAGTATCTATTCTTTCGGATCGTAAATTTCCTCTTGACAGATAACTCTTTTACCGCAAATTTTACAACTTAATTCATAAAATCTTAGAAAACCGTTTTTCTCATCAATATAATGTTCTGTATATATCTTAGGCATAATTTATTCATATTCCTCTAACTTGTCTTTGCCCATCCGATTCTCAAAATCTTTTTCCATCACATCGCGCTGATCTTCGTCATCAAGTTTCTTAAATTCTTCTTCAGAAACATCCCCCTGGACTTGACCGCTTAATACTTTCAGTCTTGTTTGAAGGCCTCGTTGCTTGTCCTTGCTGACCGACTCGACTTCGCAACGAACAACTAATTCAACTGTACTTCCAACCTTCGGCGCTTCACCGTCAAACACCTCTTCGGGGACGGAGATTGATGGATAGTAAGGCTCTGGGGCTTTATCCGTCGGGGCCTCAACGCCTAAATTTAAAGGCTTCTCTGCGAATGATACGAATTTACTCTCCATTGTCCTCTCCTCTGTTAGAATATTCTTCTGCTTGGAGCCTCTTAGATTCTAATGCTTCTGCTAAAATTTCATCTGGTATGCCAAGCGAATGGTCATAGCATCTAATCTCTGTCCGGTAAACTTTGCTTTCACAATCCATTGTCATCAACTTTGCTAAAGATTCACGACGATATTCTGCCAATCTACGGGATATTAAAGCCCATCCCTCGCTTGCGAGCAAGTCCTTAATGGGCTTTTCCCATAGGGAACGGTCTTCGGTTTTGTTTTGTTCAAGCGTTGCTTCGGGCATTACTTAATATCCTCCGGCTTGAATCCCAATTCCTTTACTTCCATAGCGAACAGATACGCCCTTGCCTGTCCTCTGATGGTAGCCATTTCCATCCCATGGCGGCGTTGGACTAAGGCCATGCGGTCTAAGATTGCCTTCAACTGCAAAGATTTATCAATCACTGGTTCTTTTCCTTGCGATTTTGGTTTTGATTCATCCATTACTCGACTCCCCTCCGGCCATTGCTGGCTCTGGTTGCTGTTCTTCTTGTCCTTGTTGATATTGCTTTTTAGCTTCTCGCTGAATCTTTTTAGCTTTGTCCTGTTCTGTGGCAGACATTCTCCTAAACTCATCAACGCTCTTTATTTTGAAAGCTTTAACTTGGCATGAGTTAATAACCGCCTGTGTTAAGTCATGTACCGCATCAGGGTCTTGCATGACAAATGGATTCTGGGTCTTGGTAAACAACGAATAAAGATTTTCCAACATCTGCTGTTCAATCTGCGGACTGACTGTTTGCGTATTGCCTTTAAACTCATACTCAAAGTCCGCGTTAAGTTCGTCCTGGCTCATGTTCATTATTGGGTCAAAGATACTTCTGGGCTTGCGAAGGCTCTTCTCTTTCATTATTGAATAACGATTCATGCAAAAATGAGAAAACACTTGGTAAGCTAACTCAGGATTAGATTCCTGTTGAATTAACCGGATGATAACATCAAAACGCATATTTCCTTCTTCGATCATCCTTGTCATTCCGCTTGCGGTTTTTGCTCCCGGCGCTTGGCCTCTGCGTCCTTGCGCTCCCAAAGAATAATCCGTTATCCCAAATAGCTTTTGAATGATGTCCTGCATCATTTCTTCGCGTAGAATACTTTGTTGTGGGGAAGGACTATTTTCTAGACGACGAATGGCATCCGTCGTGATCTTGCGAAGCCCCCAGGTCTTGCCTACTCCTAACTTATGCTCAGTAGGATTAAAACCAGAATTAAGCACATCAAAAATAATGGGCATATTGTCATAGAGAGTGTCCCTGTCTATTCCGGTATTTATTTGGGCATCTAGCATTGAACGTATGCCGCGTAACCATTCAGGTATGCCCTTACCCCAAAACTTACCATCTTGAGGAAAGCAGGTATAATGCACAAATTGACGACGACCTCGCTTGAAAAAGAAACGGTTTGGAACAAAACCCATGAACTCCTTTTCATCCGGTGCGGACAGGGCAATCAATTCGTGCGCATCACCTTTATCATCTTCATATCTTCCGTGCCATTCCCAAAACTTAAAACGCTTGGTCTTTGTCTTCTGATCTACGCCTAAAATATGCAACTTGGGGTCTTGCTCCATTGCACGGTCTTTATCTTTGTTTTTCTTAAGAGCGGCAACTCCTTCTTTACTGAATATTTCTGGATACTGTTCTGCTTTCTGTGCTACCCACCAATAAGGCTTCCAAAACTCGTGTATAATCCAGTCGATTTGAGACGGGTCAGTGGTATCCGCATCTGTGGGGACTATAATATGCTTTGTCGGGCAGTTGATTGCTTTGGGTCCGTAATAAACAACTCTGCTTCTTTTAAAGTCCTTAACTAATTTAGGTTTATATTCAACTGATTCCCCACCATCGTTATCAAATATGCTTGGCTGGTCTTCGTCTTCCGCCTCTACCTCTGCCCCCGTTTCTTTTGAAACATACGGATTGCCTTTCTTGTCGACGAACAGAATAGTATCATCATCAAAGAATATTTCGTCTTTTTCAACCACCGTCTTTACTATCTTATCCCCGTCAATTAAAGTTCCCTGGTAAATCATCATCAAGGGAATGAACATTTTCATTTCATTCCACAACTGCCAGTTGATATAGCTTTGAAGATGTTCCGCCCATTTAATATCAGAAGGTCTTACTCCGATTTCAGGACTTTCGCCCCAAGTTGCGCGAACCAAACGGGCAAGGATAGTATATACAACGGTTGCATCAACCGGAATCCCCACGTTTGAAGCACCATAGAACGGCGAGGACTTAACATCTTTGTCAAGGCAGGCTGTAGAGCGTAACGCCTCGAAGCGCTTATTCCATTCGTCAAGATTCTTCATTCTCGATTTATTGGCTTCAACGGCTTCTTTGCCGTTTTTAAGAATGAACTCTTTTAAGGTTTTCTTGTCAATCGCCATGCGTCCCCACTAAATTATTTTATAACTGCAACTG